CCAACCGGATGTGGTGCTATCCGCTACAAACACTTGTTTAGCGACCTGGCCAACGGTAGACGGTGGCGTTGCAGTCATTGCTCCTGCGATCGACGGATCGAGGTAGTAAACGGTTCCGTCTGTCAGACCTCCTAGCCCTGTTACGTAGCCGATTTCCTGCAAAATAAAATTGTTTGCATCCGACACAGCAACGACCATGCCCAGGCTCGCTGCATTCGCTAAGCTATCCGCTTGTGCCGCTAAATAAACGTTTGTCGCATCGCGCCGAACAATGTCGCCAATGCTAAATCCATGCGCCGTCTGATTAACGTCAAGCTTCACGGCGCTACCGGCTGCCGCTGCATTATCGAGGTAACGATGCGACAAAATCCACGCCTCAGTTGTCGAAATAGCTACCATGACCGGCTTAGAATATTGACCCGCCGTCGTTGGTTCCGTTGACTGAACAGCTCCTGCACTACTGGTGCTTAGCCAATACATTTGTCCGTCGGTCAAGCCAGAGAAAACCGCACCTGAATAGCCAGCCTGCTGGAGCAAAAAGGTGTTAACATCTACGACCTGAATCACCACACCAATCGCCGCGCTGGTCGCGGCTGCGTTCGCCTGCGCTAAAGCGTACGATCCTGCCGACCGGTACAACCAGTCACCGACAACAAAACCATGTGCCGCCTGGGTAATGGTCTCCACGACCGCGCCGCCAGCCTCGGACTCATTAAGTGCGCGAGCATTTCCGCTACCCTCAATGCCGACTTCCTGATCAAGCGTGCTGGTAAGCGGAAACTCGCTAAATTTTCTGGTGTTAACCATGATCGTCCTTAATCCCTAAGATTATTTTTTACTCTATTTCACGCAGCGAAACACCGCAATATGCAGTGGTATCAGGCGTTAATAGCTGGATGACATCGCCGCCCTTCACCTGTCTTTGGCTTCCATCCGCGCCAGGCTTGAACTCATTGTACGGCTGCACCCCCACCGCAGACGCGGACGGAATGGTGGGCGCTGCATTAAGGCACACAAATACGTTTGAATTTGACGCGTAGGAAAATCTTGCGGAATATTTTTGTTCCGCTGTTCCTGGGACGGTATAGGTATCAACACCGCCCGCCGTTGTTAAGTGAAACTGCGCGCATATGTCGCTCTGCAAAAGTGTCAGGTCATAATTCGAGTTGTAACGTGTCATTAAACGACTCCTAATCGTGCATCAACGTCATATTGAAAGCCCATTGACCCGCTGCCTTGCACGCGCGTCGAGCCGGTTAATGTGGGTGTTCCTGCATTCGTGTCTGCTTCCCATGTCGTTCGCTTGTCATTCAAATTCTTGAAGCGCCAATAATCTGTCAATGTCGCTGCGGCTGCCACACGAGTCGCTGCCTGTCCATTAAACAGGTAAGAGTTAACATCACCTGCTGTGCCATTTGTCGGACCATAGAACGTAACAGTGGGCGCGCTGGAACGTTTCTGAGTTTTGAACTCTAGTGTGAAATCACCAGGCATAAACACCATTGAGTTTGTGCCATCAAAATAGGCGTCTTGTGACAAAATAACTTCGTTATCGGTACTAATATCACCTGGGTATTCATCCGGCGAATAACTCTTTTCGTAGTAACGTTCACAGTTACGTAACACTTCCGTAACAGACTCGGCAGCTGGCCGTGTTGGAAGGTTTCCTTCACACAGAGAAATAGACCCAATCGAAACCGTGTCACCCATCGCAAGCGATTCAAAACCCACGACCACAGCAAAAAAGGTTGCGTCATCAATTGCGGCAACGCCGGCCGTATCCCAGCCTGACAGGGGAATATCGTTGTATTGCAACGTTGCAGATTCACCCAGGGTAAATTCGTTAGCGCCTAAGTCACCTGGGGTGATTTCTGTCCATGCGTCAGTGACAAAATTCGTCGTGGCTACAGAGCCATCACTATTCAATGTCGCCACAATCGAGTCATTAGCGGTCATATCTGGCAGTGCTGCGGCGTCGGTATACCACAGTGATACCACACCACTAATGCCTCCGCTAACGTCCGTATACCCCGAAATATTTACCGACAGCGGGTTATTGAGCAGTCGATTGACCGTCGCGCCATCGAGATATTGCACCAGGGCAAATTGCGTCGCCGCTGCGGCCTCGATATTGAGTGATTCTGTCGCCCCCACGGAAACTTGTGGACCTGAGTCAGACGACTGAAATAGAATGGTCTGATCCCACACATAGTTTGAGGTATTCGCGCCCGTCGCATACGGCCCCCAGACATCAGGGCCAGTAGTCGTCGGTGCAAATTGTCGAGGATTAAGCGCAAAATCCCAGCCAATCAAAATGCTAGGCTGTCGTTTAATTTTTAGATCATTTTCATAATAATGAAATAGATGATCGCGTTGTCGCTCAATCGTCGTTTGCTGATAATTCGAGGTAACAAGCGAATTAGATGTAACCAGCTGAAAACTCGTTAGGTAAATATCGACGGTTTGCGGCAATACGACTTCATAGTCAATATAGGCGTCTGGTGGCACGTCTAGGTTCGTTGCGGCTGGCATTTCGCCAATACCTAGATATTCTGTAAACAAGCTATCTATTGTCGGAGACCCAAGCGCTAATAGCGGCGTTCCATCAGAAGCCATCAGGCGCGTTGTCACCGTCTGTGCAGTGCCTTCAATGCGTGCAGTGTAAGACGATGCAACGAATTGTTCCGACCATTGCACACCGTTCTGCGTAAGCCTCTGACGCAAAATAGGCGACGTTGTCCAGCCTGCACCAATCGTTAAACGTAGCGCATAGGGGGCGTTAGTGGGCGTAGGAATTGAGCTATCGAGCGGTACTAGCTCAAAGGTTACCGTGCCAGACCCCTCCAGAATGAGAAACCAACCTGGTGCAATCTCTATTGGATCAGGATTCGTTACACCTGACAGCGTATAAGGCGAGTTGAAATTCACCTCGGAAAACTGTGGATTCGTTACCTGGTTATCAACGGTGGCCTCGTCGGTCGTCGAAGGCGTAGCATTCGTGCCGTTGGGGTTGTAGTTTTCAATCAGGTAAACCAATGGGTCAGATTGTGATGGTGGATTCACCCCATCATTTTGGCGAAACTCCAAACGATAGGTTAGGTCTGCGTTGAAATACATGTTGTCCGGAAACGTGCCGTTAGCCCCGCACTGAATAGGATTTGTCCACTGGGTTCCGGTGGGCGTCTGATACGGCTCTTGGGGCGAATAGGGAATATCGTTTTCTAAAACCCATAGGTAATAGGTGTCGTCGAACTGGTCGCCCGTGAGATTGACTAGGTACCATTTTGGGTTTGTTCCGCGTACGAATGTTGCCATGTTTATTCCTCTGCTGCCTCGCGTCCTGCGGTTCCTGCGGCTTTTCCAAGCAAATCAACGAACGCAGCCATTTTCTTTTGCTGGTCGCTGATTTTGTTTATTTCTACCATTTCTTCTTGCCAACGCCCTGAGTGAATGAAATCTAATACCCTTTCATCAAAACGGTTGTTATGAACCCAGCCTTTCATCCTTTCTTTTGCTGCGTCTAAAAGATTACGTGACTTGTTCATGTTTGTACTTTCTAATCCCGCTGTCGTATTGATTTTTGCAGGGGGGCGAGAGTTTTTGAAAATCAGGCGCATATCTCGTAGTGCTTGTTGTGCTTCGGGTACATCGTTTAAGTGACCCATCAACTCGGCAAAATCTTTTCGGCTTTGAAGCTTTTTAAACAATGCGTTTCCATTGTCAATATCAGCCTTATTGAAAGCTTTGTTGACGGTTTCACGTGCGTTTCTTCGTTCCGCGAGACCTTTAGCATATCTGTAATCCTCCGATATATTTTCTAATTGTCCGCGTATAGCATCCCGAAATTCTTTTAGGCTTTGATATTTCATTATATCGATCGTTGATTTTTCTTCGCCTTTTTCAATTTTGGTTATTTTTTCGTCTAAATAGCGTTTAACGTTATCCCACGATCCAAGCTTTGTTCTATCTAATTTTCCGTCTTCGGTAACAAGTCCTTTCTTTTTGGCGTCGTGTAGAAGTTCCGGTGAGTCTTCTATTTTGTTAAATGCGATTTCTACGATCGGTTCGTCCTGATACTGCAATGGCATCGTCGGTGGAACCTCTTGTTGGTCAGCAATCGCATAGCCCCTTTGTATTTCCGCGTCCATTTCAGCAGGGTCATAAATATTATCCATCAGCCGCGTAACCGCGCTTTCTTCTTGGGCAATCCTCTGTTTACCTTTCTGAAACCCAACTTTTGAACCTTGCGCCGATTTTGAGGATTGTGCATGGACACCCCCTAAATAGGGTGATTCTGCGGCCTCGGCTGGCGTAATATTGACTCCTATGCGGTTAGAGGCGGCTAGTTTCTCTTGTACGGCTGGATCGTTAAGGTTAACGCCCTCTACTTGTTCAAGCATTTTCATTTCCGGCGTCGCGGCACTTCTATACCCCAAAGCGCCACCCCCAAGGCTTAGAAGCATCGAAATATAAGGATTGCCTCCCGTCGCTTGTCCAAGTTCCCATCCGGCTCCGCCTCCTGCTGTACCAAGCAACATAGCCATTAGATTTCGCATTTGGGGGCTTGTGGTCGCTTTTGCATATTGACTAGCACCAGCGAAGGGCGCAGTTAATAATCCTTGGATCGTTGCGCTTTTTCCTTTCTCGCCTTCTGGGGCAGCTGCGGCGCCATACGCGGCTTGTGATGCCACTGTTTCTGCGGTTCTGGGTAGAACCTTTCCGGCCTTCCCTGACGCTTTTGAAAGTAGTTTGGTAATATACGGAAGCTTAGTCTCAGGCATCGCGATAGCGCCGACTAAATCAGGCACAAATTGGGCAACGACATCACCGGCGTTTTGTTTGTTAGCGGGTGGCAAGCCAAACATCTGATAAATTTGCTCATCTTTTACGCCGGTCGATGGAAATGCAGGTTTTTCAGCCTTAGCACCGACATACTTGGCTACATCTTCGCCACCAAACGCGCGTGATATCGCGTTAATGACGGTAGGTGGCAAATCTGCTAGCTTATTGCCTATCCAAGGAACGGTGTCTTCAACGTTGCGCACAAGCTTTGTAGCACCTGCTGCGGGATCTTTTAACCCATAACGCATTACCTTATCCATTAAGGTTTCTTGTGGCGCTTCTGCGGCTTGTTTGGACGCTCCCATGCCAGACTGTGGATCGTAGCTTTTCTGGATAGCAGCCGATATTTGGGCATCAGACATGTCAGAGGGAAACTCCCAGACTTCCCCATTTGGCATGTCTATTTCCTTGTATCCTTTAGCCATTATTCAAGTTTCCCAGTGCCGGGGTTATAACGCTTTCGGCGTGATGACGGTTGTTGTTGTGGTTGGCTGGTTCCTTGTTGTCTACGACGCTGCGCATTTTTTACACGTAAATTTGCGTCATTGATCAAATATTCCAGACGGTTGTAAAAGTTTTCGTCGGATTCTCCGGTATGGCGTTTAACCTGGTCTGAAGCTTTTTTGATCGATTCTTTTATGCCGAGATAGTTATAAGCTTTTGTTAATTGATCCACAACGCCAGATTGCAACATTTCAAAATTTGCTCGAACGTTAGGATTTGCCAGACTTTCGCCCCAACCCCCCAAAACTTTTGGTATCGGGGTTTCCTTCAACTTCTTGAGCGTTCTAATCAAATCCTCACCGGAATTGATAATTTGCTCATCTTCGCCGCGTGTTTTTGTCGTCGTCAGCCCTTGCTCATATTCTTTCTTCTTTTTAAATTCCTGGATTTCCCGCTGTGATTCATACGGATCAAACCCAAGCTCACTTTTGAATATTTGTGAAAGCGCGTTCATTTGTGGACTGGTAAGATCCATTTCAGAACTTTGTCCACCTTCACCACCTGTTAAAGGTAATTGCTGTGGCTGAACGGATCCGTCGGCTGGCGACTCCATCATGCCGCTAATTTGTGGTTGGCTATCTGGCGTATTAAATGCCTGCAAAAGACTGCGCATGTATTGTATTCGTGCTTGCGGATCTGATTTATATCGACTCAACCCGGCAGACCCTAACGCCTGCTCGGTTTGCGCTTGGGTTAACTCCTGTTGCAGTGGTGCAAGCGCCGCCGCTTGTTCATATTGCGCAATCTGATAGGGCAGCAATTTCTTTTTCAGCATATCCTGGAATAGACCGCGACCGCTTTCAATTCCTTTCGAAAAAGCGTCGCCAGGGCTGCCAGGCATTGGAATATTTATTGCCATTTTCTATTTCCCTTTCATCGCGCCTAATAGCGTGCCAAGCAACTGCATCTGCTGTTCGACGCCTGCGCCATATTCGCCGTATTTTAACTGTGCGGCATTTTGCCCCTGATTCATCGCGTTTCCGCTCATCGCACCAGCCGTTTGTGCGCCCGTCTGGTAGATGTTTTGCGCGGTATTCGCGCCTTGCATATACTGCTGTATCAAGCGATCAAGTGCTCGGTAACGGTCTTCCGCACCAATTTGCGCCGTTCCGCGCTGTATGCCCTGTAGCGCGGGAGTTGACCCCATGAGACCCATGGAACTTGCTGCATCTAAGCCAAGGTTTTGCGCTTCCTCCTGCTGCTGTCTGGCAAAATCACTTGTCTCGTAATCCTGCATCAACTGGTCATCAAACTGCGATGGATTCAACAAGTTTTGCATAACCGAATTTAAATTTTGATACGCGTCCTGGCCCTGCTGCGCATACGGTTCTAAATACTGTTGTCCTTGCTTGTAATACTGATCCATCCGATCGGCTGCTTTTCGATACTTCCGGCCAGGATCGATGAAATCTTTCATTGCTGAAAATAAGGACATTTTTTTCGCTCCTACGGGAATGCCGCCGTTGTTAATTGTCTCAACGACCCATCAATTTTTATCACCACGTTAGGCGGCACTGAATCGCTCGCGTACCACATAGTTCCGTCTTCTGCATCAGGCCCAGCGGCCACAATTTCGGCTTGCGTGTAGCTTGGTATCACTGGCAAATTGACGAAATTTTCAAGGTCAATAAGCGCGTTATTCAGCGTATCAATGACAACCGTGAGCCACATAAAGAAAAAACGTGGGACCTCATCACCCACAAACGGAACAGGGTCAAGCTTATCTAGCTGCATTGCCATCAGTTCGCCCCTCCGCTTGCACGCCTGCGCATCTGCGTAGCGCCCAATATCACAATCGGCGCTGAGCTGACCGCCACGAGCTTATAAACGCGGTTACGTGATGCGCCCAGTTCCCACCATTTCATGCGCCAGCGATACTGTCCAAGCGGCGAAAACTCGCGCAAATCGGCCGTGTGAAAGCTCACGCCGCCATCATCCGACCAGTAAAGCTCAATGTGTGGCTTGAAAAGCGCGTTATAGTGATTGTCATCGAATTGTGGGGTGTTACTTCCCTCGGCCGTGAAAAAGACCGGCTCCCCGTTGATCTCATCCTCGGCAGTCAAATAAACCGGCTCGCCGTTAACCTCATCCTCGGCGACTAAAAATTCTGTGTTATTAAATGGCGCGTTATTTTTATAGAACGTCTGATTACCAAACACAAAGTCTATTTCTACATAGTCGGTGATGAACTCGGAATAATCCGGCTCATAGATGTGATCGGTTACTAGCGTATAACGCATTGGAAACCGCAAAAAAGCATCAGCGGCTTGAGATTCGGCGCTTTCATTGCGCAGCTCGTTGTAATAAAAATGACCCGAAAACTCATAAACTACGGGGTCATCTTGCACCGTAACCAATTGCACATCGTTGAAATAAGCGTGTTTTACTGCACGGTTACGTTCGCCGTTTAGCTCAATCGCGCGTGACCAGGTTTGCGTGTCAAAGTTAAATTCTAAACAATTAGCATCCTCGGTATTGTCGAGATTGCCAAAGTTTTTGTAATCACCTGCCGAAATTCGATAAAAAATGGTGTTTTCATACTCGTAGAAAAAACCATTCGTATTGCCAGATAAGAAATATTCGTTGGGTTCGGCTTGCGCAGAATCTGCTATGATAACGTCCACCGCGTCTGTTGAAATCTCAGAAGGTTGGCCGCCATTAGATACAAACACACTGACTTGACCCTTTCGGTTTTGGCCTAGCCACGCCATCATGCCAAACGCGACATCTAAGGATTTGGGGTCTACCAAGCCATAGTCAAAGTTATACGAAGCGTTCAGCTTCCACGGAAATTCCGTGGTTACACCCGCTACCGTAAAAAATGATGGAATATTGGACCAAGGGTCGATCGTGTATGCCGAAAAAATATAGAGCTGATTATGCAGCACAGCGAATTGCTTAATCACGCCCGATGCGCGGTTAAACAGGGGCGCACTATTGACCGTAAATGCCGTGGCAGCATTAAGCACGGAGCCGCCTAGATTGACCTGTGACAAGTAATAATCCGGTGTACCTTGTTGCGATACAACAAACCGATTACCAAAAGCAGCTACATATTGAGGGCGCGTAGGTGCGTTGGGGTCGGTTATTTCATCATAACTGACCGTGTTACCATTCTCGGTAATTGCATACATCACCGTTTCGGCGGTTAGGATGCAATAAGTAATCGTGCCCACGGGCAAATAGGCAAACCATACTTCACTGCCGAGCGGTACAGTGCCTATTTTTTTTTCGTTCCAAAATTTGTCAACTTGTATAACCGTAGTACCAACAATCACATATAAAAAGTCAAGGCTCGCAAAAATGGCCTTGGGTTCACCTTCAAAAATCAGACGATTTTGCCCAAAAAAATTGATATGTGAACGCCCCATAGAAGGGTAAAGCGCCGTTTGTTTTTTACCGCTGCCTACAGCTACTTTGTACCAATTCGCAGCGTCACGACTCCCAAACTGCGTAAAACGCTGTTTGTCATAGTGAGCGAATATGTCTAACGGTTCTGTCGGCATTAGATTCCAGCCCTTACACGATGCGCCCCGTTGAGTTGTACATCATCGGTACCACTAATAGATAAATTGACCTCTGAAACGGATTCAATAACGGCTCGCTTTTCCTCGTACATGCCTTCGAGCTTTTGATCCCAAACTGCCGAGCGACCTTTAAAAAAGCAAAGCTCACGCGCAACGGCGTAGTAAAAAAACTGCACGTAATATTCTGGCAAATCAATGAGCGTATCAGTGGCCACCAACGCATCTTTTTCAAATTTTCCACGCACATAAAACGTGTAAGCTTGAGATGGCGCGGGGTATAGCTGTATTTCGGTGATTTGCGTACCAAAATATGTCAAAGCCCACAACGGCAAACCTTGAAGCGGTTCATAGCGATAGCTAGCTAAATAAACGTTTCTATCTTTATCAACGAGTGGGTAAACCGTGCCATCAAGCTCCAGCCACGCATTTTCGAGCGTGCCTAAACGACCTGCGGTTATATCTGGCGTGGGAACATAGGTTGACGGACCACATGTAACAATCGATTGACCCGCAATGACACCAACCGTTTCCGTTCGTGAAATTGGCGTGAGCAAACCTGTGGCAGCATATTGTTTGATCAAAGAATTAAGGATGTTCAAGCCTTCTGATAGGTCACTACCGTGCAGCGGGACTGTCGGACTTGACGACGAAATCAGTTTGTAAGCGCGTGTCAAAAACTCTTTGACGGTCTTGGCCATCACTCATCCTTTTTTGCGTTTTTCGCTCGTTTTTTCTGTGGTTTTTGCTCGACAGGCTCAGGAAACCAAAGACCTGATGAAACCAATTTTTCAAAATCGTCGTAACTTTCCGCTAGTTTTTTCTCGCCATCCACGTTGTAAACATAGGCGCGAAAATGCTGACGGGGTACCGCTCTGCCGAGATAAATAACTTTTTGTGTATCTTTCATTTTCCCCCCGTAGGGCCGATGCACGCGGCGAGGACTACCGCGTGCATCAGAAGCGATTTAGGAGCAAATCCTAACCGCGAACTCAGGATTGATCGCCACGCCGCAAATGACGTCGATACGATCAAGTTGTTGGTAGTTGCGAATATCAGCACCTAAGCTGTAGGTCATCGCAAGTTTGTAAAGGTCAGAATACGCCGTTCGTGCATCTACGCCGCCTTTAAGCTCTGCGAGCGGGGGCGCAGCAAATACGATGGCTTGTGAGTGATACGCAATTGACACGTTGTGATCGTTACGCAAAATCATTTGTGCGCCATTCGGAATTGCTCCGGAAATGTTTTGACGCGCCCCGCTTACAACGATTTCCGGTGATACGGGAATGTCAGCAGTTCCACCGGCGGTTGAAATTACATCAGCCGTAACGACAAACTGCGCACGAGTCGATAGGGCGTCATAGGTCAATGGGTTGACCATAAACACGCCGCCGGCATCCGCAACTTCGATAATGTCGCCTTCTCGGAAGGCCAGCGTGGACGCCACAAGTCCTGTTACAGAAATGGTGCTACCAGAAGAAATTGGTCCGTTAGTAACAGTACCCGCATTCTTAAAGCCCGTAGGAGGCGCACCACCAGCCTCGCCAGCGCCCGAAATTTGGCGAGTTAAAAAGTTGGTCTTGAAAAAGTCGAAACCTGACAAATGGCCAACAAACCCATCAATTAACGCGCCAGTGTTAATATCGCTGTTGAATGTTGAAAACAGGTCATTTGATAACGCCGCGCAAGTACGAGGCGGAGCACCAACAAACCGCTTGCCATCTTCGGGAATACCGAGTTCTGTCATATACGCATCGGCAGTCAAAATTGTGTTGAAATCGACAGCAACGCCAGGAGTACCAACCGCTTGATACGTTTGCTTTTGGAAATTATCCGAAGCGATGAACTTTTCAACTTTGTTACCGAGCCGCTTAGCGCGAGGCGCGTTAGCCATTTCTAAATAGGGTTCATCCTCTGCACGGTCGAAGGTTAATTCAAAACCGTTGTAGTCCACCATGGTGTGAAATTGCTTAGAGATGGTCAGCGGTCGGCTAATTTGAACGCGAGATTCGGCAGTAGCCGTAGCACCTTCACCCGCCAGATAGCGTTCTTCGAGTCGATAGTTAATCGTTTGCCCTGTCGCGAATTTAAGACCTTTGAAGTCGCCTTCAAGGTTGCGATTTGCAGTGCGTGCAAAGGCTAGGGTATTCCAGAATCTGACGAATACATCGTCTAAGATATATTGAGTGGTATCAAAAGTGTTGGCCATGATTTTTCTCCGGCGCACAAGTTAATGAAAAACACACCTACAAGAGGTGGATTGATTACTAAGCTTGTCCGGCGGGAGACTTATACACGCCAAAAAATTGCGTAGTAGACGGTCCTACGACTTTTGTATATACACGTCTACTACTAGTATTACCTAACTGATTTTTTCTTGCAACTATCTTCCTCGGCGATTTCGCAAGTTTTGCATACGCTGCGCGTTGGACTGTGCAAGCAAATCATCGCCGCGTTTACCTGGACTTTTTTGTTTTGGTTTGCCTGTCACATCACCGCGTGTTTGCGGTACAGGCTTGGGTGATTTAGTTGTGGGTTTTTGTGTTCTCATGCGTGCCTCTAGTCGTCCAATTTCTAACGCTTGTGTGTATTGATCGGGAATCCTTGAAATGCGTTCAAGCTCTTTTGCCTCGCGCTTAGCTGCTGCATATAAAAAAGCTGCGGGGTCTTTTAGTCCGCGGGTCGCATAGGTCATTGCATCAGTGATGGGTTGATTACCGACCACTTCAACAAAATCGCTGAATCGTTTAGCCCCAGAATAAAATTTGCTTTCATATTCCGCTTGCGCTTGTTGTTCCATGACTTGTCGTTGTTGCTGTGCTTGACGCTCACCCATACCGCTTACTGTTTGCTCAATAATCTGTGTAAGTTGTTGCCGCCAATCCTCTTGCCCTTCCGCTTGCTGCTGCTGGTTTTTCGGTTGCCCTGATTGCTGTTGACCTTGATTTCTTTCAAGTCGTGCAAGTCTGTCGCGCACCGCTTCATTGACGCGCTGTTTTACTTCATCCTCTGTGTACGTTTTTGACTGCGTTTGACCGCGTTCATTGCCGTAATCGTCGAGTTGCTCCTCACTTTCTGATTCGTCGTTGCTTTCTTGCGTTTCTTCATCGCTCGCTTGATCGCCGTTATCCTCAGGCGAATAGTGATCTTCTTGGGTGACCGCCTCATCTTCTGCGCTCGGTCCGTTTTCGTGGCTCTCTGTTTCATCACTTGCTTGTCGCGTAGCTTGCGCTGCACCTTGATTCAGTAAAGCATCATCTAAGTTATGTGGCTCGTTCATACTTCCCTCTTTGTTAAGCCTGACGTTAGTATCTTAGTAATATTGTCCGCGTGCGCTATTGCGTTATCGCTTTGCGTTCTGTCCGTTTCAGCAAGATATTTTAGCTTTTCAACTTCAAGTTTTTCAGCCGCTTCTAAGCGTTGATATTCCATCTCCATTTTTTTAATTTCATTTTTCGACTGCTCATCTTGCATCTTGAATGCTAGCTCTTGTTTTTTGATTTGGATTTCTTCGCGCTTTGCTTCCGCTGCTGCTGCGGCTGCTTGGTCTTGCGCGCTCGGCTGGTGTGCTTTTTCCGGCATTTCTCCCGATTCGCCAGCCTGTAGCACTTCTTTTGGTACGAGAGTTTTTAGCCGGTTCTTGATTTCTATGGTGTTCGGAAGCGGCAAGTTTTCGGCGATTAAATCCGCGAACATCGGGAATAGCGACGGGTTGGCCTGCACGATCATTGTCAAAGAGTCTAGCGCCTGTTGCTTTTGGCCTTCCCATGAAGGTCCAGGTAACAACTTGACTTGGAATTCACCCTTGCGCAAATCGTTTTCGATTTTTGCGCCGTACTCGTCATATGTGTTGACTGTGATTGTTTGTCTCCCCTTGTCGGGTGTCATCAGCGTCATAATTCGCTCAGCATCGTATACGCGGGGTATCATCTGATTGAGTATTTTTCCGCCGGCTGCAATAGCGTTGTTGATCGCGCTGAACGTCAAATAAGTTGCGTAGCTACCTTGCTGCGTGCGTGCATCAATTGCCTTACCTGATACCTCGTTTCCTTGATCGCCAAGGCGAGATGGATAAAGGCCCGTTGTCGTGTAAATGTCATCTGTCGCGCGTTGATACTGGCTTATCAAGCTCGCCGGAAGTTCAGCCGCCCGTATTTGCTCGGGCTTGTTCCCATTTGGCGATTCATCGTAGACAAGCATGCCTTGCATGTTCTGCGGGTTTTTCCAAATTTTCTGCGTGTCGTTTGATGCTACGTTTTTCTTCGATCCGATCCATTGATCCCATCTTGAATTTTTAAGAATATATGCCGCCTGCGTGCCCAAATAGTTACGATAAATTTGCGCGTCTTTCGCGTCTTCCACGAACGACCGACACACTTGCTTACCGTCTTTGTCATACCACGAGTCGTGATCAAGAAAAATAACAGGCAAATCTTCGGATGGAAATTCCGCTTCATCGAGCACGTAATAGCCCGCACATTTCGTGTGTGTGATTTTTGATCGCTTAATTTCGCGCTTATCCTCGATTCTCACGGCTTCTTTATCGACATAGAGCGTTAAAAAATCGTCATCAATGTCAACGCTTTCGTCTGTCAACATGCCTTCATCTTCTGGCATGTCGTATTCGTTTTCAGTCTCGACCGGCAACATATCTTGCATAGACTCTTGCGACATGTCTTGCGCTACGCCAAATTCATCAACGCCCCCTTGTGGCGTCATCTCGTTTTGAATCATGCTTGCAAGCTCGTCAAGCTGTTGCATTTGCTGCTTCTGCACGCGCTCTTTTGACTGTTCGATGATTTCGTCAAGTTCGGCTTGGTCAACGACTTGACCGTTAGACAACTTATATAATGTATCTGAGGTCATCGTGCGCTGAAAATGATGCAACACTGTTATTCCATCATCGTCAGCCCACACAAAATCCTCGGAGTTTTGGCCAGGTACGGTTGTCTTGATGACGTTTTCTGTTTTTTGTCCTACGCCCTCATTGAGAATATCTTTTTCAACTTTTCGCCCATACTCCGCGCGAAATTGCTCACGTGAAACACGCACACAAAAGCCAGCGTGCATACCGTCTATCTTGTTATCTTCCTTAGCGCCAACGTCCCAATACGCTAGTGTCGGGTCATGCAAGTAATGATAGACAATGTCAAGATCAAATGATTTTGTGTGAGCGTATTCGGTGTAGAGATAAAACGCACCAAATCCGCCATCGACACCTTGACGCGCTGATTTTTGATACACTTTTTTCGTTTCGTCGCGTAGCATCAAATCTTTTACGACGACTTCGCGAATTCGTGCTGTGCCTTCATCGCAATTGCCCGTAGGCACAACTTCGAGTTGCGGCGTGTTTTGTTGCTGCTCGCCGAGCAATGTACGAGACAATACGCCGAGCATATTAAACTGCATCGGTGTTTTACCGAGCGTTTTTGTCAGCGTTTCGCGCTCGTTGTCTGTCCATTGCGCGCCCTGAACAAACTCAGTCATCGCATGATAGTGCTCGATGTTACGCCGAAAATACGTGCGCCACTTCACAATTTTTTCGCGGATTTTCTTAATTTTGTCTTCTGCTTTCCGTGCCATTTTTTAAATCCTCAATAAAGCATTGCTTGGCGATGCTGCGGTATTTCGTTAATTTGAAACTCGTTATTGTTGAGATACTCGCCGACAAAAAACGTTAAAGCAAGCGCATCGGCGGTATCCGGCGACGGCATCCCACGCTTGCGTAGCTCGTCTTTTGACTCGATGAGCAAACGTCCTGAGCTATCGAACTTATAACCGAGCGATGTTAAATCACCCTGCAATTCGTCAGAGTCCGGCACTTGCACCGGCGTTTCTTGTGCTAACCACTCGCGCATTTCGTGCCACAACTCAGCGCGCAAATTTCTAAACTTGTCTTTGTTGTCGGCGCTACGTGCAACATTGACCCCCTCAACTTGAAAATATCCAAGCTCGCGCAATCTATCGTAGACGCCAGCGCCCACGCCGATAACATCAACGCATACCTTGGACGGTTGCTCGACGTCGATAATGCGCCGTATGCGTCCTACTAGCTCCATCGTGTTGAGGTTGTAGTGCGTCTCCAGGTCATACGCTAAGCGTCCGCGCCGCCGGATGATGCCAGTGCGATCATGGTCTGTGATTGCGGGGTCAACGCCGATCACCAGCGGGGCTTGCGAATCGACAATATTTTTCCGAGCTTGCGTAACAAGATGCGCTTTGATAAATCTGTCGGCCACGGGATTTCTAAAAGCATCGAGCGCGGTTAGTGGATACTCGACGTTAAACAACTCAACCGCAGTATCGTAGTCGTTACTAAAGTCTGTTAGCTTGCGTCTGCGCCAATAGAGATGCTTTTCTGTTAGCCCGTTGGCGGCGTGTTGCTCTAATAGCTCGCGCTCATCGTCTGTGAGTGTTGTTTCACCCTCGCGGATTTTCGCCGTGTATTCATCTTGCCAAAACCAAGGAATAAAAATCGCCTGAAAATCAGATTGACCACTCGTCGCTAATTGCCACTGATTATAAAAATAGTTTCCGATCCCGTTGGCTGTGCTTTCCAAGATTATTTCAGTCGTTGGCTCCGCTGGCACAGCTTGCAAAATCCCTTTTGCGTGGTCTTCTGCATGTTGCCAGTATGCAACCTCGCTAGCGTGCATCAGCTGGATTGTTTGCGAGCGACCCACAGATTTATTACCCGCAGTTCCGACTGCGTAGCCAGAATTCAAAACTTTAAAATTCAGCTCTTTTGCGCTCGATGAGTCGGGTTTAGGAACGAGTCCTGTTGGCAACTCATCGTAGTATCTACGCGTCATATCAAACAAGTTTTTAGTCGCTTCTGCCTCGTGCGTCAAAATAAATGCTTTTTTTCCGCACGTTGTCGAAACTTTGTGAAAAAAACGCGCTTGGACGTAGGTGCTACAACCCTGCTGGCGGCCCTTAAGTATTATTGCCCTGACTTTTCCAGTCTTTTCGAGCTGCTGTTCAAGTCGCGAGTGTAAATATTCTTGCGCACGATTAAGCCTAAAATTTTCGACACGCCCAGATTTTGTGCGTATTTTCAAAAAATTTTTGGCGAAAATGGGAAAGTTTTGGAAAATCTCAATGATGCGTTTGTCAATCATTTTTTGCTATTTTCTGCGACCATCTTAATCACTTGCTCAGCGAGAGATTGCGCGGCAGCTATTTGATCGTCGTTGTTCGTGCCGTACACTTTTGGCAGCACTTTAGATGCTATCCATTTTCTCGTGTCGATTCGCAGTCGAGACCTGTTTACATGTTCTCCGTTATATTTCCAGCCTGGGTTCCCATCATGGCCCTGAACGTCCATCCAGTCATTACGCCCATCGTCTGAAATATCCAGCAATTCCTCGACCAAAAAGTCAGCTTGCTTACGCTTTGCTTCCGCAAATTTGTCAGAAAACTCTGGATAGCGCCATCGCCAACGATATATAGTATCCCGCTCGGGCCAATGAGGATTTGCTTCACAAAGCTTTGTCAACCCCAAGCTTGTGCATGACACGGCTTGACAAATTTCGTCACAAATCTCAGCGTTATAAATTGTCGGCCGGCCTTCATTGGGATGCGTGCGGTTTTCGTAGCGTTCTCGCTCAGTCGCGTAAGTCTTTGTTGCTTTCGGCGTCTTAACTTCGCACTTCACCGTTTTCGCTTTCGCTTTCGACGCTGTCTTTTTCGGCTTCGCTTTCTTTTCAGCTGCTGGTTTTTTTGCTACCACTTTTTCGCTCTCCGTGCAAGTTGCGCTAGCTCTCACTAGCGCATCATTCATTACATTCCTTTCTTGCTTTTCGAGCTGCTCATTTTTCCAGCGTTTCCGGGTTCGCAATATTTTGGCTGCTGATTATATTGCTCTCTAACTAGCTTTCCGTACATGCTAGGCGCGCTGTAGTGAGAATTCTGAGGGCTTGACTGCTTGTAATCTTTCATTTCGTAGCTCCTTTTACGTGATGTTACACGTATTAGATTAGCTTGTTGACGTAAAACGATCAATTTTTTAAAAAAACTTTGTCAAAATGCTTGACTTGCATCTGTGCTGCGTCTATACTGCACTTGTCTTTTAGAGATAACGCAAGAAACAAGGGGAACGAAAAAATGAAACTTATCAAAGTGTGCCCAACCAACGAGCGCGACCTAAAATTTTTCGGCGAGCTAGTCGCATTAACACAAAACAGCCCGAATTCTGGCATGGATGATTTTTCTGGCTCAACAGGTCGTTATGAAGTGCTTAAGCTATATAAGACACAAGCGGGAAAATATGTCGCTGAGCATCAGCGTGTCAGCCAATGGTCTGGCGAGAGAACCGTAATCAAGGCAAAAGTTTGTGAAAAACATGACGATATTATTGGATTTTTCGGATTCTCCGATCTAGCAAAAGAAATCTACTACGATGCTGAGATAGAAACGGCGCTAAATGTTGAATAAGAGGAAAGAAAATGAAAACACTACCAATCGAAATGCAACTATTATCCTTTGCGGCCAAAACCTACGCGACAAGAGGACGCGCGCAACTCGAAATTGAAATGGAAACCCTTGAGGATAGCATAGACAAATTAAGCAGCGGCGAGTGGTGCAGCAAGCAAGAGATTAAGCGTCAATCTCTCATAACAAGCTACATGCTTATGCGCCAGTTCATAAGAATGGTAGACGATTTTCACCAATCAGCACCAAAAGCATCACTGTTTGAGCTGCACAAAGTTTGTGCAATGTCAATTGACATACTGCTAGAAAAATACAATCAATCAAAGCAGTTTGAGTGCAAAAGCATGGTAAGCCTTGAGATTACAGAAAAAGAAGCGGCATAGGTGGAACGAAACATGAATCTAGCACTCGAATACTGGGAATTTCAAAAATCAATAGCGGATAACTTGACGAGCGGCCACTACTACTTACTTGACTGCGATTGCGAAGCCGTTCTTACCGACATCACAGAAGAAAACATAAGTGGCTTTGAAACTTTGGCCGAGGCGGTAGCAGCACTCGAAGATGCAAGAAACAAAATGTGGCCACCGGATTTCGAAAACCTGGAAATCTGGATAGGAAAATGGGATGAAAAATTTGAAGAAATGACACATGCTGAAATCGAGTAAGGGAACGAAAAAAAATGGACACTTGCGTTAAAACAATACTACGAGAAAAAGCAGAGGAAATCCTGCAAGAAATTAACAAGCTCTGGCCGCTCGTGCGTGAACTAAAAAAACCCTACGCGGATGCGTGCGAAAAGCTCGGACGACTAGAGCGACAACGTGAAGCAATTAACGATTTTATTTGGGAGTGCGAGAAATGAAACTACTAACTTTTAAAAGCATCATCGGCGCAGACGCCTATCAACAATACAAGTTTGATCGAAAATTGTACATGCACAGTAGAATAACAATCGCAACAAAGCAGCTCGAAAAAAGAGAGTCAAAAACACAAAAGCGGATTAAATCTGTCAAGCGCAATAGCTGCAAATTTTAACGGGAAAAGGGGAACGAACAAAATGAATTTAGATGACGTATATAATAGCTTGATGGCGGGATACTACGGCGATGACTGGCGAGATCATACAGGAATCGGAAGTATCCCTGATGTTTTTCAGCGAGTATATAGAGACCGAACCGAGGGAGACGCTGAAAAATTAGATAAATTTCTGTCGCGCGCGAAACAAGAAAACTCACAAGTCTATAGACAGATTACTTTTTGCTCAGATTCGCTAGGACAAATCGCGGTTGTGGCTGAACAAAATTTCTATTGATTATAAAGGGGGTGGCAATTTGTCCCCCCCTTTTTTTTAAAGCTCGTAAGGCTCTAATACTTTATTAGCAATGTGCATACCTAATTTTCTAGCTGCGCAGTGTGCGCCACTGTTAATTTGATTAAATAATTCTCTAATATTTGCCACCATCGGAATTAAGATAACTTCTTGGGCGTAATGATCGTCATATCTAGCCCTTATATCAATTTTTAGCTGCTCATGCTCCGCGCTTGCGAACGAAACCGTTATATTTTTGTTGTATCTAAGCATAATATCAGTGCCATTGATTGACATATTTTTTATTCCTTTTTCTGGTCTTAATCTTCAATTGCTTGCATATCCACTGCCGATCGCCAACAAGCACTGGATTAGCAGCAAGTCGGCGATAGGGATTTTTTTTGTCAGGTCGATAGAAGTAGTTAGACACGTGCACCATTGCGGATTTCTTTAATTCGTTCGCGTATTGCGCGTAGTTCTTGTTCTTTCAGCTCTGCGAGTTCTCCGAGTACGTCAATAATCTGCGCATTTGTTGCACAATACTCGATAGACTCACGAGTAGGAGTAGTGCCGTGCATAATTAAAGGTTCATTGCCTTTTGGCTTTGGAGCCCGCTTTTTTTTCGGCGTCTTAGCCTTAATAAACTGCTGCATCGCCGAGTCGCTGTAGTAGATGCGTCCTCGATTTTTTGTGTATTTCGGTCCTGTGCCTTTTTTCCGATGTGCTTGCAGCGCGGCCATGGTGATGTCGTATTTTTCTGACGATTGCGCCGGTGTTAATTTTGCCATTTTTCCTCTTTTTTACGCTAAATAGTCTTCAATCGCTTGCTTGGCTTCGTCAAAGCCAAAACACACAACGCACTTGTAGCCTTGTTTTTTTAATAGCTTGTGCATCCTATGCTGTGCTTCACTGACTACCCCCGTCTTTTCTTTTTTCAACTCAAGAAAAAGTCCGGGGTATTTTTTGGTAGTGACGCATAGTATCAAGTCCGGCACGCCCGCAACAACACCCATCTTTTTAAGCTTTGCGCCACGGGCTGCGGTAGCCGCGCCGTTGGGCACGTGAAAAAGTAGGTTTTTTATCTTCGGATGAGCAAGACGAAACCACTTTACGAGTGTAATTTGTTCGCTTTCTTCACTTTTTGGCTTGCGACTTCTCATTTTTCCAGCGCATCCATTCGAGCCAGTCGCCACCTTTGTTGCAGCCGAAGCAGCGCCAAGAATCCGAAATAGGCGATACAACCAGTGTAGCGCGGTCAGGAGCGCAAAAAGGGCACACGCCCCAATGTAGATCATTGCGTAGTTCAAGCTCGACGTCCTCTTGTAGAGCTGTTAAAACATCCATGTTTTTTGGTCCTTCAATAATCGTTAGGTAAAAAGCGTTTTTCTTGCGAACCGTCTTTTTTCTTAACAGTCGCATAGATAAAGGCCCCATAATCATGCAAGCCCCAATCCACTAACTTTTCGTCTGGCTCAACAAGACTTCGTGCGGCGAAAAAAACACAATCCCAAAAATAAAAATTTATTTTACCAAACATAATTTTGGCTCATCTTCAAGCACCGCGCTCACACATAAAGTACCGTCAACCTCGCGGCTTACTTCGCCGATGTCAGTATCGACTAGAAAGTGTGCTGTTTCGTCAGACTGATTATATTCCATGCCTAAAAACGTTTCGCCAGGCTCTAAGTCGCCAACGGTAAGCGTGATCGTCATGCGTATATCGGTCGTGTTTTTAAATTTCATTCGTTGCCTTCCTCAAGCTGCTCAACAGACATCAGCAAGTCATGGAGCGGGTGAGGGACTTTGATAACTTCGTCCTCTGGCGCAACGTGGTGTATCTCGCCAGTAATCATATTCACAGCGAAATAATGACCCCAATCATCGTCGGCTAAATCTGTCACAAGAAAAGTTGAGCCGGCCATCTCGGTAATGTATGTATCACCAGGTTTTAGGTCTCCGTAGGTTGTCATTTGTTTCCCTTTTAAAGTACGCTGCAAAGTCAACCCCTACAATCATGCGGCAATTGCTCGACGCGCTTGACTAGTTCATCGATAACTTGCTGACGGGTATAATCTTTAAATTCGTCGTTCAGCTCCCAGCTGTCTTTTGCTATACCAACGCGAATAAGACAGACATAATTTAACCCGAGCATCCTGTCATCCATCTTTAGGCTTTCTGGTATTTTTAAATTTAAGCACCTTGTCAATGTGCAGCCTCCCCTTGGACAATGGTATAAGTTAGTAGTCTTTAAAATACTCATCCAAAAACTCGCGTAACTTTTCTTCGTCGTCTTTGTAGCGTGCCGTGGCAATCATCAGCCGAGGATGAAACACGATCACTTTTACGACCCACAAAAAGTCGCTGATTTTTTCAAAAAAGTTAGTCATCTGGGCAATCACTCATAATGCTATCAACGTTCTCTCTTACAAATTTATTGCAATAAAATCGAATCTCACATTCAAGTTCCTTACACCTTTTTTCCATGTGTTCGACCCATTCCTTGTGCTTCTTGACAGCAATTATGTCTTTCAGGTCGAAATATTCGATCATCGTCATACACATGTTAGCGTGCTTACGGAACCCCTTAGAAAATCCATGTGTGGTGCAACAAGTGCTAAGTGCTCTTTTTTCTTCGTCAGTCAGCATTTTTTACCTCTAGTGTTAATCAATCGCGATTGATTTTTAATTCTTCAATCTTAGTTACTCGTCTGCCATTGTAGACCGTAAAGCCGTATTGCTCTATTTGCTCGCGTGCAAGCTCTAGCAGCGTCGGTTTTGGGGAGTGCGTCTCGTGATAGACACATCCCCTCACGGCGCTATAGTCGCGCTGCAAGGTGGGCGAATTAGCCACTTTTTCTGCTCTCGGCAGCGGTTTGGCTCCTGCTTTCTCACACGCCCATTTCCAGGCCCCTAGGGGGCTTTTTATACTGCCGTTTTTTTTCATGTTGTCATATATGCGCTTTGCTTCGATCGCCTGCTGTGCGTCCAATCCGGCCGTTTCAGCGATGCGTATCGCTTCGTCTTGCAAAGTACCAAAGCTTTTAAGCGTTTTGGTGTGAATACTGAACATTTTTACCGCCATTTAGTCTTTTAAGCCCCTTGATGGATTTCTTGTAGATCTCATATCCCTCGCCCAACGTTTTGTCGATCTTCTTTTCGGAAGTCCGGTGGTATTGGGGGGGGTTGTCTTCTTGTTTTCCACACACAAAAAAACCAACAACAGGATGTGTTATTGATGGCTTAAGGATAGTACTAAGATACTGGGTCGTTTTCGTGGCTTTGCTCGGTTCATTTTCGTGGTTTTGCTCGGGTCGTTTTCGTGGTTTTGCTTGGGTCATTTTCGTGCCACTGTCTATTTTTTGTACAGGCGGCCGTATGCGTTTTGGCACCATTCCGGCCAATTTTCCAAACGTTATGAGACCGTCGTTATATCGCTGTATTTCGTCTTGTAGGTGTTCTTCTATCCAGTCAATGACGCGCTGCGTAGCTTCTAGTCCTCGCCTGTGTAGGTGTGCATATGCCCAGCTATTTTCCATGATGTGACGAAGCTCATCAGTAGATTGCCGATAAAGTCGATTACCTTTTCTGCCACCGTAATTGTGTTTACGTGCTGTAAGTAACTTAACTTCATCGCTCAGCATCCAAATTCGATACCGCTTTATTTGTTGGGCGGACTTGGTGACGTAGGGACATGTCGCGGCTTTTTCCGCTGATCGAAAGTCCGATTTCATTTCACGCTGTTCTGTACGCAAAATATCTTGCATTACATTAAACAAGTCTGTAAGCTTCGTTACTGAACTTAGTTTTAGCAAGCTTTGTTTAGTACTTTGAAAATCCCGCGTGCTGGCGGGATTTTTTTTGCCCGCAATTTCCTTGGCTGTTGATACGTCTAGTCCTTCGACGATAGTAGCTAATGCTTTCATGATTTTTTCCTTAATTTAGTTAATTGAGGCGCTAAACTCCATGCGCCGTGAGTTTTCCAGTGTAACTACAAGTAATACGTTTCGCTTACCTGATTAGCTTGTGAATCGCATATAAATTGTCCTCACCCCTAGCAATTGCATCTAATACCTCTGACTCTATCCGCAAAAGCTTTTCACACATCGGCCCAAGCTTCTCAACTCGACCGGGGAAGCTCAATATCAAAAATTCTTCGAATTTCATGGCCCACAATGCTTTCTCCGTAATCGAAAAGTAGGATTTTCCACCTGACCAATAATGCAGTAGGTAGCCGCCCAAAATAAGCTCGTGTACGTACGCAATGTAGGTAGGCTCTTTTATCTTCGCCAAACTCGCCAGCTCTCTCGGTGAAACGCGGGTGAAATCACTGTGAAATCGACCACATGAATAACACGACATATGCGGAAATAATCTATCGAACGTGCTAAGACACACTAAAAAGCGCCGCTTTGAGCGAAAAAACATTAGCGCGTCGGCGGCTTTCTGAGGGTCAAATATAGTTGGCTCATACATTTTACCGTTCCTCTGTTGTAATCTCTGTTGTATTCTCTTCTATATATAAGGAAGCTTGAGTTTCTTCAGTATCAACCTGAAGTTTGTTAGGCATCGATACCGCAGTTTCTTCAGTATCAACCTGAAGTTTGTTTACCTTCGATACTGAAGTTTCTTCACTATCAGCACCATTTGGATAAATTTTTTGAATCATCAGCGCGTTGTGCTTTCGTCAAGTTCAGTACGTCGGTAATTCCGACCACCTTGCGTTCCGAAATGGAACCCATGTTGCCCCCAAGATCGCGCCCCTCTACAATGCTTAGTATCAAATCTCCCCCCCGTGCATAACCCACTAGACAAGTTGCAACCCTCGTTTGAGGTGTCTGGGTCACGTAGATGACAAAATGTGTGGGGGGTCAGATGCGACGCGCAATTGGCGCACGAATAAAAAAATACGCTGGATGGGTTGACTTGGAAGGGCGGCTTATTTAACATTTCTCTCGTTCCTTAAAGGTTCCTGTGTTTCCGATTGATCGCGCTGGCAGGCAAACAAGCAATCGTTAACACAATTTAGTTTCGAGCAATCTTAATCAAGTATCCATGATTGATCAAGATTGCAATAGATTCGTTCCCTGAATCGCAAGATAGCCCACTTCGGTGGGCTTTTTTGTTTTTGAATTTGCGGTGATAGGCCGTGTGTGGCGAAATTCAGACAGCAGAGAGCGACGGTTCGACGCGACTCTGATCATCAATACTAGACTGGTCGGCTAAGGTACACAGAGACAAGCAGCTTACCACTGGTCGTAAACAGTCACTTATCAGGCCGCGTGGCTGCCGAAAACCGAAAGGTCGAGGGGGTGCGCGGTTTTTTTTAGGGGAAAAAATGAGTCCAATAGATTTTAGCTATGAAATTTATTTAACCGATCACTTTCTTGACCTTCAAACGCGACTAGCGATTGATGGCGAACAATCGAAAAGCGAGATAATTAGGATTTCACCGGACGCAGGAATTTATAATTTAACCTTAACAACTTTCGATTTTTTAAAGCGCATGTTCGAAGGCTCAAAATTTTTCATGGGTATCTATATTGAAGCAGCCGCGTTTAAAGGGGCACTCTTTCCGCTTCGCGTGAGAGTCCGAACGAACGACGATGAGTGTGAACGCTATAGGCACCCCGTATCCCACGACTATTATATGCTAAGTTTAGATGCTGATAAGTCGGATGTAGAAAATGCCGGTCTAATACTATCTACGATTAAAAAAGCGATCGAAGCATTTAACGAGGACTTTAACAAGATTTACTCCACCTAGAACTTTTTTTTACCGCCCCCCATAAAAACACCTGTCCCCTACCTGTACTTCATCTATCCATTGGTGTATCCTATGGTTTTACCGTGGAGATAACCAATATGGGTAGACAAATCGATCCAAAGTACGCAAACCAACGGCGAGCAATCCTGCTGGCAACGGCACTAACAGAAAAAAACTACACCGAACTTGGGGAGCTAATTGGCGTATCAGGCTCAACTATCAAAAATTGGGCGCGTGGCATCCATCAGATCAGCCCGACTCTGGTCACGAAATTATGCGCGCTCACAAATAATACTTTCACACCTCACGACCTTCGACCCGACTTTTTCCCAAAAAATTACCGCGCCTAGTGTTGACTTGTACCTATACCGAAGCTATACTGTTCAGGCATTACACAAAAGGATAAAAACATGGAAAACAGAAGTGAAACACGCTTCCATGAACTAACGAACATTGCATTATTCGTGTACATAGACCTTCGCCGCGATGACAAAATTCCGACACCTATGGTGGTGCGGCACTTTGCGAAGAAAGCGACAAAATATGTCACAGAATCGCCGCTTAGCGACGATGAGCACGGCATGTTACACGAGGCGATTAGCCGGAAATTTTACGAGGAAGCTTTTTTTAAAATTTACGATCATCTACGCGAAATCTATTTTGGCGAACCCAAAAGTTTTGAGTTGCGTGAGCGGGTACAGGTGGATGACGTCGAGCAGCAAGACCGACTCGACAGAGCGCGAGACATGAACGCTGAGAGGTTTTGACGTGGAAATTGATCCAAATACGGTTAAGGCAATCGTAACGCTAGCGAGGGCGGTAGGCCGCTTTGACGGGCTGATAGAGGCAAACGACCTGAGCGACCGAGAGCCGCCAGAAGACTTGCTAATTGAAAGTTACGACGCAGAAAAAGAGCTTTTGAGGGCGCTAAAAAATGCGGGGGTGCTGGAATGAGTAGAACTTGTCCAGGAGATCCAAAACTGCAAGCGAAAATCATCAAATCGTTTTTGGCAGAAAAAGAGATCGAAATGAAGCTTGGCCACTGTTATGAACTTTTGTCAAAAATACATGGATTTGAAAACTGGGATACTTATTGCGCGGTATTAAAGAGGGGTAAAGATGTCACTCACTAACAAACAAGAAATAGTCCTTTCAAAGCTATGCGAAGCCTACGAGGCAAGAGGATTTGCCCAGGGGGTTCTGGAACTCTTCGGAAGGCTTTCACTTATGATCAAAGATATTGAAAGAGAAACAGAAAAACAATTAAAAGAAGATAACAAAAAACTTCAAAAACTATGGGTAGACTTCAATGGCACTGACTGAACAACAACTGGCCGATCGCCTTAAATACGTCACAGGCTCAGACGCCGCCGTTATCCTCGGCCTTAGCCCTTGGAAAGGTATTGTCCAACTGTATCAAGAAAAGACCGGATATATTGAACAGGAGGATATTAGCGATAAGCCATGGATAAAAGCCGGTAATTATTTGGAGCCTGTCATAAGGCAGTGGTTCGAGGATGAGACAGGCAAGCGAACGATAAGCGGTGAACAAGCGTCTTTCGCGATGAATACCGGCGCGTTCTCACAAGACGACTTGGAACAACTCTGGGCAAATCCTAATATGGATTTTCAAAGCGATCAGCTCATCATTAGCCCCCAATACCCTTGGATGGCCGCTAACGTTGATGGGCTGCTCGTAGACGAAAACGCCGGACTTGAAATTAAAACCGCGTGGACATCGGCCGGATGGGGTAAGGGTTATGAGCACGAAGACAACGAAATACCCGCTTACTATTTGTGCCAAGTCGCACACTACGCCATCACGCTTGATGTAGACCGGTTTTATATTGCGGTGTTAATCGGTGGCTCAGACTTTCGGTGGTATATGTATGAGCGCAACCCGCGTTTTGAACAGATCCTCATAGAGAAAGAAAAAGAATTCTACAACGCATTTACAAACGAAAATTCGCCGCTGCCGCGTACAAGTGATGACGTGTTGCATTATTACGGGGCGCTCACGAACACGACGCCTAAGCTAGCAGACGCGGCCACACATATGGTCGCCGAGGAACTTGTAAGGTTGAAGCAAGAGCGAAAAGAAATAGACGATCAAATAGGCGCATCTGAGGAGACCATAAAAATATTCATGAGTGACTCTGAGTCACTTTGCGGTGTAGACGGGAAGCCGCTAGCAACATGGAAGATGGATAAGCAAGGACGGTCAACAGTAGATAGTCAAAAACTAAAAAAAGAAAAACCGGACATCTACGACCAATACGTTAAAATTAGCAAACCAACTCGACGATTTTTATTAAAGCTGAAAGGAGAATGACATGACAACCGCTATTGCTAAAACGAAAAAAGAAAAAATTAACCACGTACACGAGTTGCTCGAAAAAATGAAAGGCTCTTTTGCTGCGGCCCTACCGAAGCACTTAACGCCGGATAGACTAGCGCGCATTGCGCTAACAGAATTTCGCAAAACGCCGAAGCTTATCAACGAATGCGACCCGATGAGCTTTATAGGCGCGATTATGATTTCAGCCCAATTGGGCTTAGAGCCAGGCGGCGCACTAGGCCATCTGTACCTTGTGCCCTACGGCAAGACCGTTAACGCGATTATTGGCTATCGCGGCATGATCGACCTTGCAAGGCGCTCGGGGCAAATCATCAGCCTGACAGCGCATGAAGTCATGTCCAACGATGACTTTTCCTATGAATACGGCCTTGACGAGTCGCTGAAGCATAAGCCAACACTCGGCGAGCGTGGAAAGCTGACGCACGTTTACGCCGTAGCCAAGCTTGTAGGGGGCGGCCATCAGTTTGAGGTAATGAGCCTTGAAGATATCTACGGGGTGCAAAAACAATCCAAAGCGGGCAACTCAGGGCCTTGGAAAAGCCACTTCACCGAGATGGCAAAGAAAACGGTTATACGAAAGCTATTTAAGTATTTACCGGTATCGATCGAAATCCAAAAAGCGGTGACATTCGATGAGGCCGCCGATGTGGGCACACAAACCGACCACGTTGATTTACCGGATTTCATTGATGTTGACTTGGAAACGGGTGAGGTCATCGAGCCAGGAAAAGAAAAAGAAGCCAAATCACAAGCAGATTCGATTGCGGATAAGATTGAAGGAAAAGACGAAGGAACGAAGCTGAACAAAGAAACCGGCGAATATGAGTTTTAGGGATGTTGAATTGCGCCGCTCGGCGGGCGGCGCTTACCTTAAGCATAGGTGAGCCATGATTTTTCTAGAAAGAGAGATTTATTTATTTTTGCTGTTTTTTGCTGTAACGATAGGTATTAGCATTTTTGAGCCAGAAAAGGAACAAGAAAAAATACACGTTATTTTATTGGCGGCATTTATGTTTTCACTAGCGGCAAGTGTTATCGCCGGCATCGGTATTTTTGCGATTACGCATCTGCTTAAAACGTTCTGATCAGTTCGAGGGTTATTATCATGAACATTTCACGAAAAGCGGTAAAAAATATTAAATTCGGAGAGCTGAAACCGGGTGACCTTTTTTTAACAACAGGGTCTACAAAAATACTTGGGATGAAGATTTACACGCTTGATGCAACCGGAAGCTTTCCCAAGACAGCTATGGATTTAAGTGACGGTGGCGTACTGGCTATGATGGAATACGTGCTAGTTGAAAAATTTACAGGTCAATTATATGGAGGTGAGATAATGAAATGTCTTTTAAAATTTCAACAAAACTTGGTGAAAGTTTCACAAATAGAAATGGGAAACCCTTTTTATTGGTCAGATCCTGATGACGACAACAGATTACATATTTTTATCCGGACAGATGATGAACCAGGAAGCGGACATTTTAGAGGTGTCAACTTGCTCACTGGGAAGCTTAAAGAGTTTATACCGGATAGGGAGAGAGACCTAGTGACTTGGACTAGAGGAAGGTTTGTGGAGGTATAAATCATGAGCCAATACTCTTTTCACGATAAAGAGCTTCAAGAAACCTACTATAGGATACGGCAAGAATTCGAGGCGGACATAGAGCAGCTAAACAAAATTTGCGAGGATATAAAAACACTAGAAGCATATCTCAGTCGGTTTGGAACGACGTCATCGCTACCAATCCCCATAGGCCAAGGTAATATGATCCGCTGGGACATCAGAAAAAAACGGATTGTCTACTTCCACAAGGACAAAATCGCCGCGACTCGAAATCTAATAGAGACGCCAGGAAGCGTTAGGATTTTAGCGGCCGTCCAGCTTCCGCTATTGCTAAAAAGCATGATTGAAGCAAAAAAGGTAGATGATTATGTGGGCTTTGACGAAATCCGATTTAAAGAACTAAACAAGTAAGGGAAAAAATGGGTTTAAAATTCGGCAGCATGCGCACGACGGGAATTAAAACGCCACCCCAAGTGCTGATTAAGTCACCGGACAATTTAGACAGCGTTTTAGTTCCATTCGATCCAGCGATGCGATTTGAGGAATTCAAGGACCATATAGAGTTTGCAATCAAAAAAGTTTATGAGTGGGGAAAAAATGAACGAAATTAACAAAGACACCATCGTATTCAGCGGAAACAAAAAGTTTTTCCCCGATTATATCGGCGATGGCGTGTATATCTGTTGGGATGGGGTACACATCGTTTTAGAAACACAGCGAGACTCTGGAGTGGAAACAATCGCGCTTGACCCAGGCACTTTGGGAGCGTTTGACCGTTATCGAGACTATCTAGCCGCAAAACAAAGGGAACATGCAGCTAAGGGCTAAGACCATGAAGAATGACATCGCAAAACTTGTAAAACATAGTAACGACATGCATTAGGAGAGAACCCCCGCGATGAAAAAAAGTGAAAAATACGACGACGAAACATGGCTAGCTAATGTCCCTATTGACTTACCCGATGCCGTTGAGGATATAAAACAAGTGCTAAAAGCAGCGATTGCGGCGTCTGGCACAAAATCATTTGAAGGATTCACCGCACGTATGATGAGGCTTTCACATTCTGCGATTAACGATATGGCCAAACACGTGTTTGACGAACAATGCGATGCGACCAGTCACTATCTCAAATCGGGCGCCCTAGAAACCGCAGCACCAGCAACAAAAAAAATGATCGCGGTGTATCAGCGGACCGGCATCGAATTGCTTCTGATGAGTGTCGGGATAGCGGCTGCGCTCGGCGTGTCTCAATTACCCCTGGCAGATAATGAAAAAGACGCTTTTGTCGGGGAAATCTTACAAATTTTCCGAGAATTTGACGAAAATCTAAAAGCTATGATGAACAAGGCAAATCCAAACGGCAAAAAAATACACTGAGGGAAACTATGAAACTATTATTAAGCATTCTAGGCGGCTTGATCATTTGCAAAATTACCGGCCTAAGTCAGGGTGCAATCGTTATGGCATTTTTGGCTTATCTTATTTTTTATCCAGGTGGGCTAAATAATGACGGATAAATTTTCAATAGATACGACTGAGATCGTTTCAAGTGAAGAATTGCACAAGCTAAAAAGGATAGCGTATTTTATCTGCGGATTCTGGGAGGGGCTAAAGTGTAATCTTTTGGAAAACTGTGAAAGCCTGGAAGAATTTTCGCAACATTTCGATGACTTTAGCTCACTGGTGGAACAGTTAGCAAAGCAAGCGGATGCACTGTGGGAGAGCGGGGAGTTGCGAAAAAATGACACGTAATTATCCAGGATTCGAGCATGCGGTATAAAACCATCATAAAAATCTGCCGCGCTACGACGTTTCCCACTTTCGCAGTTTACGCAACTGCGTTTATTATCGGCAAAGAGTGGGTAACGCCAATACCGACGCTTGTTATCGCCCTGAGCATACATACGATAATTTCCCTGGTGGCTATCGTGGCCTCGCACAAAGAGTCAAAAAGGCTAAGCAAAATGACACTTGAGGAAATTCTTGAGGAACAGGAAAACGAGAGATGAATACAGACGCACACGACCACGACGAGATAATAAACATCGCAAACAGGCTAACAACCCTGGAAGCATGGCGCGACGTTGAAAGCACCATCGGTAACTTAGTGTTTCAGCAAGAAGAACCCAACAGCCAAATTTTTAAGACGATACGAAAAACCACGAGGGATGATGCTTGTATTGCTTGCGAGATTTTCAAGGTGCATCTAAAGAGGTTGATGGAAAAAGTAGAGGACGAAAAATGAACGACGACATCGGCACTTTCCAGGAAACCCTAGAGGCCATCGCGGCACATTCGCTCGAAAAGTGGCTTAGTGAAAAAGATTTAGGGGGGCCAAAATTCCATGCGCTCAATCGAGCGAATGCCGCTGTGGGCGCCCTGACAAAGGCGCAAGTAATCATGGACGTTGCACGAAAAAAATTTTCGCCGGAAAATAAGCATGGCATCTATTATACCCGTCAATCTTACATGCAGCTACTTAGGTTCGCGGCAGAATCGCTGGAATACTTTCTAGCGGAGGTTTTCCCCGCAGGCGAAATGATAAAAGTCAACGGTCAAAAGTGTCACCTTTTTTGTGCTGTTAGGTCGTTAGTCGGCAAAGAGAAAGACTCGTGGAGCACGCTATGGAAAAAATGAACGACGCCACTAGAGCCTATAAACAATCGCTTATAGATAGACACACCCGCCTTGACGAGGATATCAAGCAAGTTTTTATCGATTATATAGGAAAACCATTGAGTGAGATGCTAAGCGCTTTCGAGACGCTTGACGCTGAAAGACGACAAGTGTTGCAGGCTATCGGTGAGGTTGAAGTCGGTAAAATGTGGGTGGGGATGATAGAGGATGAGTAAGTATCTCAGGATTATTAGGTTTTTAAGGGATAAATTTTGGCAACTTTTCTGTATTTACTTGACGGCCTTGATTATTCAAAAAGAATGGGCAACCCCACAACAAGTCATGCTTTTTGCGCTTGTAATGACAGCCATGTTTTTGTCTATTTGGATAGTCGTAGAAAGAAAAGAGCGAAAGCGCCTAAAGAATGTGACGTTTCCCGAAATTCTAGAGGAACAAGAGAATCAACCATGAAACATACGCAATTTTACACGCGGTGGTTTAACCGCGCACCCGTCACGTCGCCGCTGACTATTTTGCAACAAGCAAACCTATCGAGCGGTACAGGCTGGCAAGTACAAACGACGGTATACTCTTCTGATTGCATTAGCGTGGGAATCGATCGAAAAGGATTCTATACGTTTCGCGAGCCGGCCGCGCTTGAAATACTGACTGATGCAGAATATCTACGATACTTTTGCGACCGTCTTTTTATGCCCATCCCAGATGGCGAGTGCATGCAAGAATATTACCGCTGGTTGTTTGATGGCTGCGCACAAAGGCCGTTTGGCGATTGGAGTGAAATCATCGTCACTAGAATTCTAGCTTATCAAAGGTTAAACGGTGTTGACCATGAATAATTGTGATTTAAAAATAAATATTGAACCTGTGAACGCTTTAGATAACGAAACAAACGTAACGTGGACATACAAAGACCGTCCAATATTTAGCGCCGATATTCCGCGATGCACTGACACCAATAGAATAATTGAAATAATTACAGGCGCACTAAAAGAGGGTTATCACGTTGCGAAGGGTGAAGTAATCGACATTATTCAAGACAATATATAAGGAAAAAAACCATGAACGCACCCAAAGGCAGCCCAGAATTAGCGACGGTTGACCCACATGAACTCTTAATGTTTTTTACTGAAAATGTGAGAAAACACGCAAAAAAAATAGACATGGAATCACTTTCAGACAACAACAAAATAGTGCTTGCCTTTAGTCTCGGGACGATAGTTAATGAATTACCAACTCGATATAAATTGGCGGCCTCTGTTAACGAAAAATTAGCGAAAACAGAAAATCTGAACGATTTATCCAATCAGCTAAAAGAATTTATCGTTTTTTCACAAATGACATCCCTGACCGGTATCCTAAATGAGTATCTTCTATGCTTTACGTCCATAGTGAACCTATCGCCTGAGAGTGATGACAAAAAAGCTGCGGCGATTAGGGAAGCGATGAAAAAAGTTGAACAGTTTACAGCCGTAATCAAAGAAAATATCGATCAGGCATTGGAAATCGAGAGAGCGAAAAGCCAATAGGAGCGCCTTAGCGCCCCCGAATGGGCCGTTACGCATCATGTAGCGGCCTTATCAATAGGACGAATACAAACGACTCCCAGCGAGCACATCAACGCCTTGTGTGATGCCGCCAACCGATACAATCAATTGGATCTCGGCGTCGGTTTCCGCATCAGGCGTCACCGAGATAAGAGGGATATAGAAATTTTTCGTCAGGTTTGAGGCGCTCGCAAGTACGCCATTACCCTCAAGGATAATAGGCACCTCAAAACTGCCGGTACTATCCGTAATCCCTAACTTAATCTCCGTGTTAGTGCTTGTCAGTATGTATCCTGATAGCGACACCGTGCCCCCGATATCCATATATAGTGTCGATGAGCCTTGATACACCAGCTTATTGGTATCCCAGAAGCTACCGCCGAGCACCTCGGTATCAAATGCAATCGGATAATCTGTTCCGTTACCCGTAACGTTATTGATGTTACTGCTAAGTGTCACCAGAGTAGGCATCGTAATCCCTTACTTTTTTTTCTTGTCCACGCGCTTGAAATATTCTACCTGGCCTAGGCGCTTCTGCGCAGCCGCTTTGGTCGTGTACGTTCCAAGATTTTTACCGGTCTCGGAACGTACAACATATTTTCCTTTTTCCTTTCGTATCATCGATTAGAAAGGTACAACAACAGTGCGATATTCAACAAGCGCAGTCACTGGCGAATTACCAAGCGTATATTCAGCAGCGCCGATATTGTCTAGCACTAATGCGGTGTTAGCGATGTCTGACAGCTCAGCACTAATGGTAATCGCGTTACCAGTCGCGTAGGCGTCTTCCGTTTCATCGAGGAAGCCTTGTGCTTGGATGGTTTCAGAGCAGATAGGACCCCCAACACCGTGACGTACGGCCAAGTCATCGCCTGCGTTGGTGATGGTGTAAGCAGTCGTGTTGAAGTCTTCGTACATATCAATTCGCACAAATTTATTCACCAGTCCAGCACCAGGAGCCGCTACCAAGGATTTATTTGCGGCAGCAAGTGCCAGAATTTCGGCTGAGGTAATTTGCACCGTTGCAATCTGCGGAATAGCAAAATTACTGTTGGTAATTTTTACGTTAGTGTCATCATAAGACAGTAGCGCAATACCACCGGAGTGATTCAACAGGATGGTATCGCCGGCCTTCCATTCAAAAGCGCCTTGATTCAATTCTGCAATGGCGTCGGCTTGATCTGCTAGATAAGTTGAGCCAAGCGCAGTACCTAGACCGTCTGTGGTGGTGATTCGGACGATTGCGGGATTAACGCCCCAATCTCGTTTAATCTCAGTAATAGACATGTGTCAGCTCCTTGCTTAATTACACAACTTTTGCTTGAATCGCGTGTGAAAAGAATAGCTAATTTTCGTGAGCTTGTCACTTTTCAAAATAGGAGGACATACAATGTTATTTAAAGCAGGAGGCAAGCGAAATCTTGTCACGGATTTTTTTAAGGGTATAGCAATAGGGGTGTTTTTGGTTTTTTTGTATATCGCGCCGTGGGCAATCCACAAAGCCCACGCAAACCCAGTTTTAGTTGCTGGCACGATAGTAGGAACGGCTGCAACCGTGTATGCAACACCGTATATGATCCATGAAGCTAATAAATATTATTTCCACAAGAATGATTGCCCTCCAGGAATCAATCCCGAAACCCAAAAAATTCTACAAGATATGGCAAACACGAAAGCCGTTGACGTGTTTCATCGATAATAGAGGTAAAAAAATGAAAAAGTTAATCTTCGCAACATTATTACTTGCGACCGCATCACAAAGCGCCCATGCGCTTCATTGGTGTGAATACGGCTACGACGCCAAGGGAGCGCCGTATAGCGCATGCTATGACGTGTGACCATGCCGGTTGAACGACTTAGGGTGTTAGCGATGTAATAAAATCGCTTTCACTGATCGACCTTATCCATTCTTGCTTGTTGTTCTTCGGACCCTGGCGATAGATCTATATCAAGACTATCGTCAGGCAATCCGAGATAATTTTCTATCTGCTCGTTCAGCACATTTTCTGCGGCTTCCTCGGCGGCGCTATCTGACTCGCCGGTATAGAGTAAAGCGCCGTAGCCTACGCTTAGCGCAATCAGTATCACAGCTAATAAGCTAATTAATTCGCGACAAATCATCACTTAATCCTTGTGTATGTCTGTTGAAAAATTGAATCCCTACAAGGGTAAAGCTCGCCCTCAACCCCTTTAATAATCCAGTCGCCCGCTTCACCTTGCTCGACGCCATGCTGCGTGTAAAGGTAAAATTTTTTGAACTTACCATCAGGCGTATAATGTGCATGGAGTTCCCCACGCTGCTGAGCAGCCTCTAACCAGTCCGGCCGGTTTTGCACCCAGCGTTGATTCATTCGGTGGGCTTCGATCTCGATGGGTTTTTTTCTAAATTTCATCTGTTTTCTTTACTCTTACCCACATACCGATCCCAAATAGTCAAATACTTTTCAACCGTTCCCTTTCCTTTACTCGTATTATAGTATTTTTTCCAATACGCCGCTTGCGCCCAAATATCGTCATAATCCGGCAGTCGTGCGGGAATTCTAAAATAATGCAATCGCGCAAACTGCGTGGCTAGTCTTAGGTTCCACTGGAGCGCCTCGACGGGCGGTAAAATCTCGCAATAGTTTGTCGTTTGCAATATTTCTTTCAAGCCAATTTTTGTATCAAGCCACCGGCAGATATCCTTGTATGTCTTGGGTTCCATTTGATAAAACCCAAGCGCCGGACCGTTAAGCTGGCGCAAAAATACCAGGCGAGATTCTACTAGCGCAGTGCCGAGTAACAGTTGTGCCGCTGCGCGACTGTTGATAGCAATCGGACTGCCCGACCAACCCATTTTATCAAGGGTTGGCTGGATAATTTCTTTCATGAAAACGCTTGGTTTCACTTCGTTTCAAGTTCCTTTTTGTGTCGCGCTTTATACGTTTGCAAAAATGCTTCCCATTCTTTGTGGACTTCTTCCATTAGCATTTTTCGCTTTTTCATAAGCACGTCACGTTCTTCAAGCGTTGCAAATTTCAGTTCGTCGCTGTTATCCAGCTCGACAATTTCTTTCCGTTTGAGTGCGGTGGGAATCATGCAAATAACATCATCACGCTTGAGCGGCGTCAACTCGTCGTGATGCGTGACGCCAGTCATTTCGTCGTTTGTTGTGCTGTACTGTCTCCCTGTTCGCGCGGTGAATTCCGCGTAGTCTAAGATGCTTGCAACATTGAGTCGCGTTTCCAAAAAACAATTAACTTTTTCTTCGTCTATCACTGCAATACCTCTCGACAGATAATGCTTGATGCCGTCCGTCCAAATAACGCGCTGCTTGAATCATCGACCGCTCGATTAAGGTACGCCGTACCGCCTCCAGGGGTACACCACTCTAGACTATAAGTTCGTGATGATGTCGTCGACGGAGAATCGAGAAAGGTTGTTCCGGCTGACTGCGCGACATATTGATTAGGCACGGTACCAAACGTTGCGCGAAGCTGCGAACCCGCCGCATCACCCCTAAAAATATCCGTACCCGATCGCACGAGATTAAAAAGTACGCCTCGGTTTGATGA